TTCGTCAAGCTGGAACGTCAATAGGTGAAATAGCAAGAAGATTTAGCGTGTCCACCCAGACCGTTTCGCGGTCAATCTCTAGACAGCTAGAAAAAATGAATCGAGAGGCACTGCTTGCGTACCCGGAGATATTGAGAATGGAGCTAGAAAGATTGGATAGCATGCAGCAGGCATTGTGGCCCCTAACCCAACATAGACGACAGGTGATGGATGACGGCACGGAAGTGCAGGTAGAGCCAGACATAAAAGCGGTACAGCAGGTGTTAGCGATTATGGATAGGCGCTCAAAACTGCTTGGTATGGAGCAGACAAATGTGAATGTGCAAATGGATGCTCGGGTAAGTGGGACAAACACAATCAGGGCCACCATAGCCGGGCAGCCGGGAATAGAGAAACCTGCCACTGGGTTTGATGCAGAATCGGAAGCAAAAAGATTACTTGAAGTGATGGCGACTGCCGGTGTGCTGCCTGAAAAGACTGTCAAAGAATTACTGTATCCCAGAGACGAAATTATTGATGCAGAAATTATTAACGAGGAAAACGAGAACAAAAAAAATGAACAATAATCAAAACGCTGACGAGTTATCAAACATAAGAGTGGCAATGGATAAGGTTGCCGAAACTCTTGAGCCATCCATCCCAATGTCGGTTACGGAAGACGGTGGTCCTGCAGATAAGCAAGTCCTAATTAGAACGACCGAGGCCGAAAGACAAAGATGGAAAAACGCATCTGTAAAAGAAAACGAAACACTTTCTTCATGGATTAGAAAACACTTAAATGAAAAAGCAGAAAAAACGTTGACTTGTCAGCATGAAAGAGTAAAACAATACCCGTGGGCCACAATATGCATACAGTGTCGTCAACGGTTATAAAAATTTAGAACACAACACAAAAATCTTGTTGTATAAGACGAAATGGTATTATTATTTTAAATGTTTGATAACGAAAATGCGAGTAGTGCTCGCCGAAAACAGGAACCTGGCTCACTAGATGTCAAATCAAGCCTCGTAAATCGCGCTGCGTCTTATGGTGTTAGCAGGCTTATCGATAGGCCAAATATTGGCAAAAGAAGAAGAAATAGAAGGAATAGACGCGGTCTAAACATTGATTTACCCACCGGGGGTATTCCGGGAACGAGAATTCCAACCGGCTCCAGGAGAGACGTCGATTTCGACGGTTGGGCAGACGAGGGAACAACCAGACCCGTATGGGTTGGTTTCCCAAAAATCCCAAAACCGAAATCAATAAATGATAAGAAAAAATTGACTGCAATTACTCCGGTAGAAAGGCTTTCTTCTGGGATTAAAAAACCGTCATGGCCCAGAAAACCAACATATGGAGCCTTTATTGATGGGGCAGATGAAATATTTGGCGATGCCAAAACTTGGCAAGAGTTTAAAAAAATATATGATGATTTAGAAATTACATTTCTCGATTACGAAACAACTGGACTCGTATTTGATGAATTTAGAAAGCCTTCATCTAATGGAAAGCCGGTGCAAATCGGTCTTGTAAAAATGAAAGGCGGCAAAGTCATTGACCGCCTAGACCTTTTTATGAATCCAGGTGAACCACTTAGTGAGTGGTCAAAAAACAATTTAAAAGGGCCAAACGGAGAAAGACTTACCGACAAATGGCTTGCCGGTCAAATTTCGATTGCTGAAGCACATAAAAGAGTTGCGGAGTTTGTTGGGGAAAAGGGAATACTTGGCGTGCAAAACGCATCATTTGATAAAGATGTGCTCGATGATGCTCTTGACGAATCTTCAATTAGTTGGAGACCCTATGGATATCTTGACACAAAAGAAATATCTGACATGGTTCTTCCAAAGTGGACGCCAGAAAATCAAGATGGTCCATACAAGGTTGTTGATGGAAATAAAGTTCCATCAAATGGGCTTGCTGATATAACAAAGTATCTTGGCGTCGATTTGGGCGAAAAACATCACTACGCAAGCGCAGATGCAGAAGCCGCCGGGATGGTGATGGGCGCGATAATCGACGGCGCGATAAGAAACGACTGGTCAAAAGATGTTTTGGATAGGAATAAAAGAATCGAAAAACTCCAACGCGACAGGGCTGCGTTTAGGGAAAAAATAGCAAAATTTGAAAACGATAAATTTGAATTTTTGATTGATAAAACGCCGAAAGATGAAGGTCGACTTTCTATTGGCAGGGAGCGGCCGATAATCAAGATGACCAGCGACGAGGTAGCAAAAATTAAGGCTCATCGTCAAAGAAAATATAAATACGGCGACCAAAGTCTCCTACATGAAGGAAAAGAAATACGTAGAAACAGAAATAATTGGCTCGAGGGAATGACCCCGGAACAGATGGCAAACCTTCTTGTGCCGTCATCCCCAGAACAACAATTTGAGATGTGGATGGATGATTTTGCGCCCGGAGCGAGAAAAATTGAACAACTGAAAAACGCTTTCAAAAAATATTGGGATGAATTCAATGAACAAAATCCATGGGATAGACCGGATACATCGCCAGAATCTGTTCTTGCAATGAAAAATACACTCAGGGAAGCTCTTGAATCAAACCCGAATATGCGCTGGGCCTTTGAAGCACACGGAGCCCCAATGTTCGGAGTTTGGGATGCTGAAGCCGCGATTAAATGGGAAGAGCGACCCGGCAAACAAGAATTTATGGACATGATAAGCAAATCAAGGGGTTATAAGCAAAAACTTTATATTCGCGGTAAAACGTCACCATTTATAGATTTGGTGCTTTTTAACAGCAAAGCGGTTATTGATAGAAAAACATCCGAAGGTGAAAACATACCCCTTTCGAAGGGGCAACTACATTCAGTTCGAATGGGTGACGCCCATATTGACGACTCAATTGCCGGGGACATTATGCATGAATGGGGGCACTGGCTTCATTTTCGAGCCATAAGGGATTATGAGGGCAGAACAAAACCAACGCAAAAAGCGTACTACGGTTCCGGCATTAAAAATGACTCTTTATACATTGCTGGATTGGATGTCGCCCAAGAATACAACAGCATTCAACCAAATTTACAATTAATCAAACTTCACGAAGACGGTGTTCCAATCGATACAGATGACAAAGCGCCGCGAACGATAACTTCCTACGCTCATGTCAATCTTGCCGAAATGATGGCTGAAGCCATAACAGCGATTTTGCATCCAAATAAAGAACTTTCCAGTAGTACCCTTAACGCAAAATTAAAAAAAGACGCAGAAATTTTACTCGGTGGAGATGGCCTAAATTTTAGGCCGTGGGAAACACACGCCGCAAAAGAGGTGGCAATTTTCAAAAAACAAATCTCAAGTATGACAAAAAAAGAAAGACGTAACCGTTTGTCGTCAGGCAAAGCAGACATATTTGGTTTGGAAAATGTAAAGAAAAATTATCCGAGATTCGAAAGACCACCAACTCAAAGCGAATACAGAAAAGGAGTATCTCCCAAACCGGAAATTCTTCAAAGAGAGATAATGAAAGACAGAATCGATTTAGTAAATAGCAAAATTACCGACCTTTCTTTTACTGACAAATCTGGAAAAACCCAAGTTATATTCGGTTCTGGCGGGCGTAGAAATTACGACGCCGAAGATTTCCACATGCCGTTATTGATTGCCGACGCTTTGAATTTTGACATGTCTGAAATTGAAGATATTTTCCCAATCTTCGGAGAAACTGCACCCACGCTTCCGAAAGAAAAATTTTTAATTAACGCCCAGTACGCGCCACTACTCAAAGACATTAAGCATGTCAATAAGGATGGCGAACTCGATTCTCGCAAACTTAACAAAATACAAACTACAAATATTTCTAATTTTTATGATTTGCCTGTATCCGCCATTTATCAAACAGGGAAAAGCGGTGCGCCGCATGATTACTTTGTTGAATTTGACGCCAAAACACCGGCTGGCGAAAAAATGCTCAAGGCCATGGTTGTCAGGGAATTTTTTAAAGAATGGTCGATTAGCACGTCTCGTCCTTTATCCAAATTGATGAGCATTGCCGCAGGTCAACTCTTCGGCGAGGAAGAAAAAATTGATTCATCGTCATTTTCGGAACGACAACAAGAATTCGCACGAGAACTCCTGTCGTCAATACATTCAATGACTCAGGCCTATTTTGATTCTAAAGGAATAACACATTTAACACTTTTTAGAGGTCTCTTACTAAAAAATAAAGATTTAAACGAAATTAATGGGAACGATAATTCAGTTGACTTGTCCCCATACTCAACCATGGCCGTCACCAAGGGCAACAATCTCAGCTCGTGGACGTCAAATTTAGATATGGCGATTACCCACTCAGAACGACCTACGGATTCGAATACCGAAAAATCGGTTCTTTTTAAACAAATTATTCCAGTTGAAGATGTAATAGGCATGGAATTATTTGGTTTTGGTACACGTGGGGAGAACGAATTCGTCACAATTGGCAAAATGCGCCCCACGCTTGTTTTTGTCGGGCAACAACGTGATGAATTCTCAGGTTTGCCAAATCAAACAAATCGACCCTTTTCCGATATGTTTATCGACCACGATGATGAAGATTTTTATGCTTACTCAAAACAGCTAGTTAAAAAATTGCAATCGAGCGATGAAGCTGACAATAAACAAATAGGGAAAAAACTTGATGAATTTATCGACAGACAAGAACAGTCAATTGGAAGACTTTCTTCTGGCAGGGTCGCACAAACTCAAGAGACAATGCAAAAAGCGTTTCGGACCACTTTTGCAAAAGCAAAATTTGAAGAATACGATTATCAATCAGATAGCCCAGAAAATCTTGGGGTGATACCCCCGCGTTCCTCTGATGTTTTAAGCCGTGAGCTAGCAGAAGATGCACGAAAAATACTTTCTGTTGAGCCAGGGTTAACCCCAAGTAAAAAAAATGAACTTATAAAATATTTTGAAGCAAATCCAGGCCTAAAACCATCAGACATTATGGCAAAACGTGCCGTATCTGAAATTTTGGCCGAACTTGTTGATGACGACATTGAGGTAATTGCTTCACTTTTCCACACAATTGACTCGGCAATGGGGCTATTCCCAGAAAGACATCATGAAAAACTCGACCCAATCCTTAAACAGGAATATTCAACTTTTATTAAATCAAATTTTGGTCTCCCGAATGAACCCAAAAATCTGAGCGAATCAGAATTGTCGATTCGACTTAGCGAAGACGAATTTGCACTCTTGAAATTATTCGGTGGATTACCAGATACTCCAGAAAAAAGAGCGGAGATGGTTTCTGGGTCTGTCCAAATCAGAGAGTTGATACGCAAATTGAAGACCGGAGACGTAAGTGACGAAGATGATTATAAATTTTTTCTTCAAAGCAATGACAGTTCTCCTATTCCAAGGGCCTCAACAGAAATCCTTTTAAAATTAAAAAACGTACGGTCGTTAAGAAATCTACTGCTTGATGCCATGTATAAAAAAGTTTTTGGTGGCGATGGTTCAGTAAGACCAGAAAGAAGAATCACAGAAATTTTTCCCAAAATGCAATCAATGCTGAATTTGTTTTTTGGAGATGATTCCAATGGGCCATCTTTTGATTCGCTTGAACCATTGAAAAAAATTCAAATGCAGATAATCGCAGAAAGAATGGTAGACGACTTTTTTCACGACGAATATTTTTTTGATGAAGAATTAGAAAAAGACTTAAGACTTAGCAGTCCAATGCCGAAATATCACAGAAAAAGAATGTATGACATTCTTACACGTGAAGCAGGGCTTAGCGATGACCAAATGAGAATGCTTGGTTACTACGAAGATAATAATGATTTTTCCAACACCATTGTTGCCGCCGTCCGACCCATATTGCACAGGGAACCCCTAATCAGTAAGCGGGGACGTTTTAACATGTTTTACACAACCGACCCGGACGAATTTGAAACAGTATCGGTTAAAGAAGCACTGAGCCCTGGCTCTCCACTCAGAACCGCACAAAGATTTAGACAAATATTTAATCTCGAGTACGGTCTTAAACAATCCAAAGAGAAATCGGAGCCCGATATTGATACTTTTGATGACGGACTGAACGAATTGTACCCATCTCTCCTCGTTCCAAGAAGAAAGGATTACCAAAGACAAATAATTGACAAACTGTTCCCTCAAGATAAAAATAATGAAAGAAGTGGCCCAAGAAAAATTAGAATTCTTATTGGTGAACACGAATCGGGATTGCTTGGATATCTTTTTGAGGATTCAAATTTGCCTACAAATTATTCCCCAGATTCCCCAGGATACGTGAAAAGATTGGCTGCCTATCCAAAGGAATCGACATGGAGAACTGTCGAAATTCAACTTTCAGAAAACGATAATGATGCCCAAGCTCAATTAGATGAATTTTTTACAAAAGAATACCTAAAGCAGGCCATATCCGACTTCACTGAAAACATAAAACTGGCTAAAAAGTATTTTGAGCAAAATCAAGAAAACAATGAAATTGTCGACATGGAAAAATTGGACGTTTCAAAAATGTCACAACGTCAAATGGGCAATCTATTAAAAGAATTAACAAATTTGAAAGAATTTGACATACGAACTCCCGAGGGGCAAAAAGTAGTAAAACAGGGACTAATGTCACAGTTAGTAAAGTCGTGGTCACAAAGTTCAAATAAGGTTTTTCTCTCCGTATTGATGCAACAAGTAGCAGCAGATAAATTCGGATTAAACGACGACGCTGTTTCTTTTTCGTCAATTCTCCCTGAAGAATTTCGAGGAACTCCAGGAATCTTTGGTGTTCTTATGGAAATGGATGAGGCAAAAGAGAAATTAATTTTATCAGACTCACAAAAACGCGCTATGGCATCCGTTTTGTCCGCCATGAAAGACGCAACGCAAGAATATTTTAAACAAAAAGGAATTACGCATGTAACCCTTTATAGAGGAATGGGGGTTGAAATTGATGACATCCCCGAAGAGGTTCGTGCCGGCCAATCGATAGTACGCACTCTAGAAATGAGACCCCTATCTTCCTGGTCCATGAGTCGAGTGACCGCAAGCAATTTTGGTGGGCATGGTGGTGGGTTCGCGGATACCAACGTGAAGGCTGGCATAATAGTTTCGTCTGTCGTACCGGTCGAAGATATCCTCGCAATCCCGCTAACCGGGTTTGGTTGTTTGAATGAACAAGAAGCCGTGGTAATCGGACGAAAGCGGGAAGGCGTTATGAGTTTGTCTCAAAACGCATACGTAAATTCTCGAATCTTGGGAAGAGCAAAAGGCTCGCCAGATTGGCCGACACGGTCCTCTGTGAGTCCGATTCAGCGCACACGACAAATTGAAGCGATTGATGAATATCGAGAGGTTTTTGAGTCCTTCACCTCCAAACTGGATGATTTTGTTAAAAAAATAACGACCGAAAAGGCGTCTGAAATTTCATTCGAGGAGCGCTTATCATCAGGCCGTATAGATAGAAGAACTAGGGTAAAACTGGATAGGGGGGAAATTGAGAAAAGAGCAAAAGATTTTATAATCGAATTTGATGAACCCACAGATTTGGCGGGAGCGAGAGAGACCCTTAAAAAGGCCTACATGGGTGGCTATACGGTCGAACTAGATAGTTATTCTGACATAAAAGAAGGGATAAGTGTCGGAAGAAATGAGCACGGAATAATACTTCGAGCGGGGGAGGGATTTAACGAATCCGGAGAGCCCGAACCATGGTTGGTCGACCAATTTCTTGATTGGCTCAGGTTGCATGGACCAAAAATTTTTGAAGCACCCAAAAATGGAGCAAGTCAGGTTGCTCTTGGTGGCTGGAGAACCAAGGACGGAAAGGTTTATCTCGATGTGGTTGATATTTATCCCGAAACACCAGAATTTCTTAGTAGAGCGGTGCAATTGGGTTTAGACGAAGACCAAATAGCAGTCACAAGACTAAGCAGGCTTTGGGCGCTACTGGACGCCGGGCTCGAGCCAGAGGAGGCATTCATAATGTCCGGCGGAAGGGGTGGAAGAACGATATCCACAAAAACCTTAAAAGAATTTTCCAAGAAAAGAAAACAATTACTTGAAAGAGTGCAACAAACCGGTTCACCAGACGTCATTCCAGTAGGCAAACCATTGAGAATTGAGTTGAAAAATC